AGTTCGGTAGAAAGTTCGGTAGAAAGTTCGGCAGAAAGTTCGGCAGAAAGTTCGGTAGAAAATTCGGCGAAAGGTTCGGTAGAAAGTTCGGCAGAAAGTTCGGTAGAAAGTTCGGTAGAAAGTTCGGCAGAAAGTTCGGTAGAAAGTTCGGCAGAAAGTTCGGTAGAAAGTTCGGCAGAAAGTTCGGTAGAAAGTTCGGTAGAAAATTCGGTAGAAAGTTCGGTAGAAGTAACAGGAACTAAATTAAAAATTTTAGAAATGATACAAAATAAGTCTCAAATGACTGCAGAAGAAATGTCAGAGATTCTCAATATTTCGAAACGAGCTGTTGAAAAACATCTTTCTAAAATGAAAAAGGATAATATTATCGAACGCATTGGCCCTACAAAGTCTGGATATTGGGAAGTGATAAAAAAATAGCTAAATAAAACATCAAAATTTTGCACCTCAACCAAAGCGTTGGGGTGTTTTTTTATGGAAAAAACAGATGGCGGAAGCAGCAAAAAAATTATCAATCCGGTTGGAAGCGGTGGGTGGTGACAAGGTTCGGCAAGAATTTAAGTCACTTGGGTCTGACGGACAAAAGGCGTTTCGGCAAATAACCCAAGTGATCACACCTGCCAACGATAATTTGATTGCGTTGAGCGATACGGCCAAAACCTTTAACGGGATTTTGAAGCAAACAGCCGGTTTAATCGGGACCTATCTGGGCGTGAGCGGTTTGACGCGAGCTTTTAAGAGCGTTGTTAACATCAACAAGGAGTTTGAAAGCCTGTCCGGTTCCTTAAAAACCGTAACCGGTTCGGCAGAAGGGGCCAAAGATGCCTTTGCCATTATTGAAAAGTTTGCGATTGACACGCCGTATCAGCTTGATGAGATTGTGGAGGCGTTTATTCGGCTAAAGGCTCTGGGGCTTGATCCGAGTATGGAAGCCTTAACATCATACGGCAATACGGCGTCGGCGTTCAGTCGTGGCATTATGGATTTTACGGAGGCCTTGTCCAATGCCGTTATGTTTAACTTTCGTTCGCTCCGTTCTTTCGGTATTATGGCCACAACCGAAAAAGACAAGGTCAATTTTACCTTTCAGGGTATGACGACAACGGTTGAAAAAAATGCCAAAGCGATTGAGGCCTACTTGCGATCCTTGGGTGATGTCCAGTTTGCCGGTGCCATGAAAGAGCAAATGGACACCATGGGCGGCGTGATGAGTAATATTGAGGACGCATTCGGCAAACTCGCCCGTAATATCGGGGAAGCGGGGTTGACGATCGCCATTAAAAACGCCTTGCAACAGTTTAACGACATGATTGAAGGGGCAGACGAAGCCGCCAACACCATCGGTAAAACGCTCACCAAAGCGGTTAATCTGGCAGCAGATGCGTTTTTCTTGCTGGCCGATCACGCCGATACGGTGTTGACTTTGCTTTCGGTGCGGTTTGGAGCCAAAGCCATAACCGGTGGGCTGACACTTTTGAAAGCCGGTATCGGCTATGTGCAAACGGCACTCTTGTCTATGTCGGTACAAGCGAAATCTGCCGTTGCCGGTATTGCCATGATGAGTAGCGTTTCTAAACTGGCTGCGGCGCAAATGACCTTGACGGCAACGGCTGCTGGTGTGTTACGTGGCGCGTTGGCCTTAATCGGCGGTCCGGCGGGGCTGGTGTTGCTGACGGCAGCGGCACTGTATAAACTTGTGGACAGCCATGATGTGGCCAAACGGGCGGCCAGCGATCATGCGGAGACCTTGAAACGCTTACAAGCCGAACTCAAAGCCACAACGGAAGAAGCGGCCAAGTTTTCATCTGAACAAAGCAAAGATATGGCGTTGGCCGAGTGGAGCTTAAAGCTCAAAACGGCAGAACAAAATATCAAGGACTTGCGGGCAGAATTGAAAAATAACGGCGGCCTGTCGTTAACCACACGCCTGACCCCGAATGCGTTACTAAAGGATTATGAGGTTTACGCCAAGGATTGGGCAGAAGTTTTGCGGCAATCTAAAATAGATTTGCAGCAGTACGAGAAAGAAATCTGGGCATTAGCGGCCGAATATCCTGATTTTAAGCCGCAAGCAGATGAGATCCAGCAAAAGATTTTGCTCTTAAAGGCTGCCGAGCAAGATGCCGTTAAGGCCCGTCAAGAACTGTCGTATATTGAAAATCCGCAGTTACGCCCGACAACACCCGAGATCAAAACATCGGAACAGACCAACGAGATTAAAACTTCGGTGGTGGCAAGCGTTGATGACAGTGCTTATCAAAAAGCGGTGGCAGACATCAAGCAAAAGGCGTTGGAGCTTAAAACGCCCTACGAACAGGCCATGATACAGGCTGACGAGTGGCGGAATAATACCTTAAAGGACCTAAACGCCAGTGCTTCAGATTACGAAACCTACAAGCAGCAAGTGGAAGCCGTTTATGAGGATATGGTCAAAAAAGCCGATGAAACGGCCTTAAACACGTCAAAAGAGATGACAGACGGGTTCAAACGCGGGTTTATTAACTTGCAAAACGAGCTTGATGATTTTGCAACGCTTGCCGAAAGTACGGTCAAAAACACGTTCAGTAGTATGGAAGATGCTCTTGTAACGTTTGTCACCACAGGCAAAACCAGCATTTCCGATTTGGTCAATTCCATAGTGCAAGACTTTGCAAAACTGGCCATTCGGCAGTCTATCACCCAGCCGCTGATGTCTGGTTTATCGGCGTATATGGGGTTCTCAACGGCACATAGCGGCGGCATTATCGGGTCGGATACGCTCAAAACCACCTATGCCAGTCCGCAAGTTTTTAGCAATGCGCCTAAATTTCATAGCGGTGGTATTGTCGGTGATGAAGTCCCGATTATTGCCAAACGCGGCGAAGGTGTCTTTACTAAGGAACAGATGAAAGCCCTCGGTGAGAACGGCGGCTCGGAAGTTAAGATCAACGTCAATGTGATTAACAATGCCTCGTCAGAGGTCAAAGCCTCTGTCAACAAATCCAACAACGGCAACGGTGAGTTTAGTTTGGATGTGGTGATTGAAAAAATAGAAAGCGCGATCGGCAAAAACATTTCCAAAGGCGAAGGCTTATCCCCTTTGCTAGAGCAACGTTACGGGCTTAATCCGGCCTACGGGAGTTACAGATGACGGTTATCACATTTCCTCAAAAATTGCCTTACCCGACGGTAGACGGCTATTCCATCCAGCCTGATGAGGCGATTATCCGTACGGATATGGAAGCAGGGCCGGCAAGACAACGCCGCCGCTACACGCAAACACCGAGTAAAATTGCGGTGAAGTGGATTATGTCGCCCGAGCAATTCTGCCTGTTTGAGGCGTGGTATAAATACTATGCCAAAGAGGGAGCCGAATGGTTTGTGATTACACTGCTTGGCGGTATTGGGTTAACCGAACAGGAAGCAAGATTTACCAAGCAGTTTGAGGCAGGCTTGATTGCCGGTCGGCTCTGGCAGATTACAAGCGAGCTGGAAATCCGCGATCGGCCGACCATTACCGAAGATGCCATGCTGATTATCATGGATTCAGACTTTCAGAAGCTGGAAACGGCGGTGGACAAGCTGCATACGCTGGTTCACAAAACGTGTCCGAACAACCTAAATTAAAGGAATTTTCAATGGCAAATATGCAAGAAAGACTAGACAGTGCCGTCAACCAAGCCGAGGCAGATACCGGTTTGCTGCATACGGTCGTGCATGGGTCAAACACAACGGAGGTTGAAACCGAGGGAGGTAAAGTCCCGACTGTGGCCAAAGTATTAAGCGACATGCAAGCCTTACTGGAAGCGGACGAAGCGATCCTCTATTTGATTGCTAACGGCGATACGACAACGGTTGTTCATACCAAAAACGGAGATGTGTCAAGCGCAGCCAAGCTCATTTATGATACCGAAACGGCCCTGAATAAAGAAGTCCAGATTTTACATGAGGTGGCCAACGGCGACAGTCAAACGGTGGTCAAAACCGAAAACGGGGAGATTCCAAGCGTTGCCAAGGCAATAGAAGATACGAAATCGTCCATTCAGTCCGGCACGAGTGATTTAGTAGAACAAGCCCAAAGTGCAGCCGAGACGGCCAGCGAGCAGGCAACTCAAAGCTCTGCTTCGGCCTTGCGTGCCATTGAAGCAGCGAGTTCAAGCGAACAAGCCGCAAATGAGGCTCAACTCTGGGTTTCCGGCACAGATGAAGAAGTCGCGGCTCTTGGCGGTAAGCACTCGGCCCGTCAATGGGTTGAACTGGCGGCCGAGACCACCAAAGGCAGTTTCCCGACAACGGTGAGCGGGGTGGCTGCTGCCGATCAGACTGTTTTGCCGTTGCCCGAGGCGTTAAGCTCGCAAGAACAAATACTCTCGGTTACGGTTGAAAATATCTCGCTTATGCCGGACACCTACACGCTTGCAAACGAGGGAACAGAGGTTGTTCTGAGCTATCCGCTAACCGTTAATGAGCGGTGGTGCGTGAAGTATTTAACGGACTTTCAATCGCTGAATACGGTTTTGGATTCTGTTTTATATGAAGATATGTGAGGTGCAAAATGGCCGAGGACAAGAGCAAAATTCCGGTATCGCGTATCGCGGTAGATACAGAACCGGTGATCGGAAGTAACAAGCTCATTACTTCCGATGCAGTGGCGACAGCGGTGGAGCAAGTCAAAGAGGACGCCAAAACCGATGCCGAAGGGAACGACATCAGCAAGACCTATGCAAGGATTGCTGATGTTATTTTTTATGAAGAAATGGATTAACAAAATACATTAGGAGAAGACAAATGGCTACAAAACGAATTAAATTGAAAAATGCAAACGGGGATTATTTGGAACCTTATACCAGCAATGTTCCGGATGCAACGGAGAGTGTTAAAGGTTTGGTGCAGACCGAAGCCACACCAACCGAAAACTCCACCAAGGTTTTAACCTCGGGCGGTGCCAAAACGGCCTTAGATGCCAAATTGGATACAACCGCAACGGCTGCCAAAGCCACAGCAGATGCTGACGGCAACACTATTACCACCACTTATGCCTTAAAAAGTGAGGTAACAGCAGCTACAACAACGGCCAATGAAGCCAAAAATATTGCCGAGGGGCGGACCAGAGCCGTTGCCTTTGCCGATTATCAGGCTTTGATTACGGCAATCAATGCCGCAACCGCTACGGATTATAAAATCGGGGATAATATCTTTATTCAGGCGCAAAATGTGCCGGATTTGTGGATTTATTCGGTTGAAACAAACACAGTCAGCTACACTTACACCTCAAACGATGCCTTTGTATCGGCTTTGCAGAGTTCCGGTAGTGTGCAGGTCGGCTACTATAAAATAGCTTCTTTGGAAACGGGAAAAGTTGATCTTTCCGATTATGTACCGACCGACCGCACTGTTAATAACAAGGCCCTTTCTTCCAACATCAGTTTGACATATTCCGATGTTGGGGCGTTAGCGGCGGACGGAACGGCAGCCAAAGCAACGGCAGATGCCAACGGAAACGTCATCACAACCACCTACGCCACCAAAGCCGAAGTCATCACCTATGAAGAAATGTAAGGAGATAAGCCTTGACCAGCAGAAACGTCAAACTTAAAAACCGCAACGGCGAATATCTGTTGCCATATACGGATAACTTGCCGACAGCCTCAACCTCTACGGCCGGAAAAGTCAAGTTAGATGCAAGTCCGGTGTCAGGTTCGGCAAATGCGGTGACTTCAGGGGCGGTTTATACCGCCCTTACTGAGGTTAATACGGATATTGCGGCCGTTCGGACGGAGATGAGCGATTTCCAAGCAAGTATCAATACGGCTTTAGGCAACAAGCTGGACAGCTCTGCACTTGAGGTTGTGGACAGTCTCCCAACCGGTACAAACGCCACCACATTCTATTTTGTAAAGGAAAGTTCATGAGTATCCAGATAAACGGCAGTAAAATCAGCGCAGTCTATTACGGATCGTCAGCAATCGGCGAGATCTATTACGGTTCAACTCTTGTCTGGTCTGCCGGTGTGACCTTAACGATTGCTCCGACACCAAGCAATGCAACGGTTAGCTTTAGTACCACAGGTACGGTAAACGGCAATTCCATTAAGGTCAAAAAAGGCACAACCGTCAGCTATACCGTATCTTGTAGCGGGTATGACAGCAAAACCGGTACGCTTACCGTCAGCCAGAACCAGACGCTAGCAGTTGCACTTGAAAAACAGATTTATACCGATAATCAGGTTGTTTTTGAGCAGTCTGTTGCCGGTGCCTATACTGCCAATCTGGAAGCAGACGGTCAATATGAAGTGATTGCTGTCGGAGGCGGTGGTGGTGCCGGCCTCATGGCTTTGGGCAATTTGCAATACACGATTGCCGTTGCTGCAAGCGGTGGTTCGGGTGCGGTTGTTGATGCCGTTTTCAGGCTATCGGCCGGTTCAATTTCCATAACGGTCGGGGCATTGGGAGCTTCTGCCACGATTGCCACTTCGGGAACGGCAGCCTCTCAAGCCGGCGGGACAACCACAGTCGGGGCGATTTGTAGTGTCGGAGGCGGTGGTGCCGGTAAAGCCGGCTTTAGCAATCCGGTTGTGCAAGAGGGCGGTTCGGCTGGTACGGTTCTTTCTTATGATACTGACAAGCTGGTTTCTTCAACGCTCATCAGTAACGGTAACGCCGGTACCTATAACCGTTGGTACACCGGCTACACCAACGGTACCGTCTCAACTCCGAGTGTTCAATCGCCTTATCCGCCGTACGGCAGCGGCTCCGGCGGTAGTGCCACAACCTATATGAAGAGCGCGGCGGTCTTTTCCGACAGCCTCGGTTCGGCCGGTTATGTAAAGATTATCTATAAAGGAAAGTAGCTATGGCAGATGAAACCTTAACCGAGGCCTTGAAAGAGGCGTATGCCTCCGCACCGAGCAATGTCACGATTTTGCACACCTTGGAGCTTCGGCACCCGTCTTTTATAGATGATGACGGCAATTTGACGGCTATTCGGGTGGTGCGGGATAACGTTAGCCATATCTGCACACTTGAGGATACGGCGGCCCTTGATGCCGGTAAGGCAGTAGAATTTATCGCGATGGCCTTTGATTTGCAGCTGCCTCCGGTGGAAGCCGTCCCCGTACCGGAAATTACGCTGACATTGGACAATGTTTCAACCGAGCTTATGCAATATCTGGATAACGCCATAGAAACGCAAGATATGATTGAAATGACGTATCGCCCGTATTTGTCGGACGACACGTCGTGTCCGCAAATGGATCCGCCGATTACGTTGGTAATCTCGGATATTCAGGTTGATGTCTTAAAAATCACCGCAACCGCCCGTATGATGGATATCGGCAACAAATCCTTTCCGTCCGAAAACTATACGGTGAAAAAATATCCGGGGCTCTCAAGATGACACATTTTGCCAATAAATACATAGGTCGCCCTTGGGTGGCAGGTGCGCAAGGCCCTGATAGTTTTGACTGTTGGGGCTTTGTTCGTTTTATCTTGCAGCACGAATACGGTTATAAGGTGCCGCCTGTCAATGTCAATCCGGAATGCTTGCGTGATGTGTTGCAGGCTTTTCGGAATGATCAAGCCTTTCAGGCTTTTGATGAAGTATCCAAACCGCAAGACGGTGATGTTGTTCTCATGCGTCAAGCCAAAAATCCCGTTCATGCCGGCATTTGGCTGGATATTGACGGCGGAGGTGTCTTGCACTGCGTACGCGGCAGCGGTGTGGTGTTCCAAAATGTCGTCACACTGAATCTTTGCGGCTGGTTCTTGCACAGTTACTACCGCGTCAAAGAAAGATAAATATGCTTTTGCGGAGAAAAAGGCTAATTATCTCCGCAAATTTTGCGGAGAAAAACTTGATCTATTTTAATTACTTTACCAATCCCTGCCAGCCGGATAAGGGGCGGATCAGCCATATTTTGTCCCAATCGCAGAATATTTGGCAGATCATCAGCGACCAACACGTTGATTTAACCTTGCCGGTCCTCTGTCTGGTCAACGGCGCGCCAACGCTCCGTAAGGACTGGGATAAAGCACCTGAAGATTTGGCAGTTGTCAGCTTTATCTCGCTTCCTTTGGGCGGTGGTGGCAGCAGCTCTAATCCGGTGAACGTGGTTCTAACGGTTGCCGTTATTGTGGCCTCGGTTTATACCGGTGGAGCCGTTGCGGCCGCCTACGGTACGGCATGGGGTGCAGCCGCGGCAGCTGCCGTTTCCATTAGCGGTAGCATTTTGGTTAATACGTTGGTGCCAACGCCTAAATCCTCGCTTAACGGCATGACCTCGTCGGCGTATTCGCAAAGCACGACATATTCGCTGCAAGCACAAGGCAATGAGGCCCGTTTGGGCAATCCGATACCGGTCATCTACGGTCGGCACTTGATTTATCCGGATTTTGCCGCCCAACCGTATTATCGCTATCAAAACAACGAACAGTACGTTTATCAGCTGCATTGTATCGGGCAAGGATACTATGATGTGGAGCAAATCCGCATTGAAGACACGCCGATCAGCTCGTTTAAGGAAATCACCTACCAAATCATCAACCCCAAGGAAAGCAACACCCTGTTTGATGAAGATGTGGTAACTTCGGCTGAAGTTGCCGGACAAGAGCTGCTTAAAGATGAAATCTGCGGTGGCTTTGTGCTTAATCCGAGCGAAAGTGTCATAAATAAGATAGAAGTTGATGTAGCTTTCCAGAAAGGTCTTTATTATGCCAACGACAGCGGCAATCTGGACGCTAAAACCGTCAAATGGCGGGTTGATGCCCGTTTGATTGATGATGAGGACAACGCCCTCGGCGATTGGTTCACCCTCGGGACGGAAAGCGTGACGGCCGCGACGGTAGACGGCATTTATAAAACTTACACTTATAACGTGGAAGAGGGGCGTTACGAAGTTCGCGCCACCCGTTTAGATGAAAAGGACGACAGCTCGCGTGCCGGACACGAAATCCGTTGGGTCTAT